TCGTCCTCCTGGAACTGCGGCGGCAGCGTCTTCTTCGCGATGGCGGCCAGCTTCTTCGCGCCCGGGAAGTCGAGCTCGTCGAGCCAGAAGGGCGCGAGAATGGGCGCGAGCCCCGGCGCGGCCTGCATGATCGCGGCGATCGCCTGCGAGGTCTCCTCGCGGCGGGTCGCGTAGGACTTCCCGACGATCGCTGTGACACTGAGCTCGGCGCCGGCTAAATCAATCTTCTCCGCGCCCGGCGTGCCCTCGGGGACCGCCTGCGGCGTGCCGTTCTGCTCGACAAACGGGATGTTCACCATGATGCTGCGCCGCTTGTCGTCCGCCCCCAGCGCCGGCACGACGCGGCCCGGCCGGTCATAGATGCGCGGGATCAGGTCCTGGAGGACCTTGCCCTCATACAGCATCGAAATACTCGCGAGGTTGTCGAGATACCCGCTCGAGCCGACCTCGGCCTGCCCCTGCAGCGCGCGGATGGCGACGCCCGAGCGTTCGTGCGGATCGAGCTGCCCCAGGGACACCGGCGGCATGTTCGTCGTCCCGTGCAGATCGTCCTTCGCCGCCGCCGCGGCGAGCGTGACCGCCTGGATCGCGGGCTCGGCGACGTTCCGCTGGGGCGGCGGGGCTTGCCCTCCGTCGTAGGTCCGGAGCCGATACGGGAGATACGGGAGGTTCCGCGTGTTCGCCTGCTCCCACCACTTTTCGTAGCCTTCAAGCTGCCCGTCGGCGATGAGCCACTGCGCGCGGGGCGCGAGGCCGACCGCCTCGACCTGCGCACTGCGCATGTAGTTGTAGCTTTGCTGCGCATCGCGCGCGAACTGCACGATCCCCGACCAGCGGCGATCGCCGTTCAGGTTCGCCTCGTCGCCGATCACCGGGATGATGGGGATGTACTGGCCGTTCCAGTCCTGCGGGCCCTGCAGCACCTCAACGCCGTTGATGAGCGACCAGCGCACGCGGCGCCCCGTGACGACCGTGCGCCGGGCGAGCGGCGCGCCGCGGTCGTGTTCGACGGTCGCGAGGATGTCCGCGGGGATGTCGGTGAGCTTCACGACCGACTGATCGGGCAGGAGCACCAGCGTCTCGGTGTCTTCCTGGACTTCCCAATACTCCGCGACGCGCAGACTGTAGCCCGCGCTGTCGGCGCCGGAGCGCACCCACACGGGCACGTCGTTGCCGATCGACGTGAGCTCTTTGTCGCTGTAGCTCGCCAATTCGGATTTCGGGTAGCGCGCGCGATACTGCGCCGTCGAGAGATCCTGCGTCAGGAACGCATACGTCCCGTCGGACCAATCGGGCTCCTGCGCAAACGGATCGAGGAAGACCGACGCCTGGTTGAGGATGCGCTTATAGACGATCTTCTGGTCGAAGTTCGCGGTGTTCGCGTACTCCGAGAGAATCCGATACGCGCCGAAGCCGCACTTCGCCGCGCGCTCGAACGCCCACTGCCGTGCGATGTGGGCGCGGCTGTCCTGCTGAATCGCCCGCGCGATGTCGTCATAGGCGAGCGCGATCGCGCGCGTGGCGCGGTCGCCCTCAGGCGCAAACGAGAGCCCCAGCTTCGCCTGCCGCGCCGCGTTGATGACCTGCTGGACGGGGCCGCGCAGGAGGTTGAACTCGAGACACGGCCGCGCGGCGACCGGCGGCAGCCCGCCGCCGCCGTCCGCCCCCCCGCGGCTGCGCCGGATGTCCTCGGGCCACTGCGCGCCGCGCTCGTCCACGAAGCGCAGGTCCTCGAGCTCGCGCGTGCGCTGGTCGTGATAGGCGTCTTCGCAGAGTTTGAACTGATCGAGCGCTGTTGCGTGCGCGGTGGTGTCGGGCGCGTCGGGGTCAGTGGGGGTGATCGGGGGCGCAGGGTCGTAGGCCATTATTGGAGCGGCGTCTGAATTTCCATAACGACGCGATGGACCGCCTCAAAAAAGCGGGCCGTGATCGAGCGATAAGACAATCGCGCAAACTCTTCGAGCACCCGATGACGCTCTTGAAGTGTGAACAGTTCAAAACAGCGGCAGGCTTGCGCGAAATCATGCGCCTCAACGTTGAGGGGTGTTTCAGTGGGCGCGGGGTCGTAGGCCATGCGCTATTGGCTCTTCCGCACGAAGTCTTGCGCGAACTCTCGTAGCACCGCGCTCCGATGACGCTCGTTCTTCCGCGCATCACGCCAGCCCGCACGCGGCACACCATTCACCGTGGCGTCAAGGATAACCACGCGCGCATCCCCGCACGGGACATGCGGGTCAGATTTCCCGCGCGCCGCCGCGAGGACACGCGCACGCTCACAATCGCAGGCAGCATTGCCATCCGTCCACCAAAACCCTTCGGGATCGTCGGGGTCGTCGCCGCGGGCGTCATCTATCTGGTAGACGTGCCACCCCTCCTCGCCCGTCTCGGTGTCGCGGAGATGAATACGTACGTCAGCCATGCGTTTCTTTCTCGGCCTTCTTTGCCTTCAGCTGTTGCGCGATACGCCGCGTCAACCCAGCGCCACAGGCTGAGCAGAGCGGCACATCATCAAGCGTTCGCCCGACTGATGCGTTTCCGCATGATTCACACGGTGCTGGCGTTGGCGATTGAGCCAAGCGCGCGTCACTTTCACTGGCGTTCTCGTGCTTGTTCCGGCCATACCAGCTCTCGCGGCGATTTATTAAGCCATCGGCGGCAATGAGCACCGTCTCAAGAAAGCGCGCGAGGATAAAATCGGGTGTGTTGGAGCCGTTCTCTTTGCTATAGCGGTTAATGAGCGCCTCAAGCTCCCGACCGAAATCAGTAGCAGTCATCACTACCCTCGGAACCGCTCATGCGCCGCCGCCTGCTCGACCTGCGCGCGCACGTCCGGGTCCGGAATCGCCGCCAGCGTCCGCGCGAAGTCCTCCCGCGTGCCGAGCCGCGCGAGCCGCAGGAGCTTCCGAATGCGCTCGGGCGTCGCGGGACCGCTGCGCAGGAATTTGTCGGCGAGCGCGTCGCGCAGGAGGTCGGCGGGCATGCGGTCCCGGGCAGTATGGCACAGCCTGTCAACTCTCACAGTGTCACAGAGCGAACAGCGGCCCCTGTCAACACTTTGCTATCCTACGGATACCCTCTGATGGCGACCCTTGAAGTCGTGTCGGCCCGATCGCCGACCACCTGGCGGCGCGAGTGGCGCGTCCGCCTCGCGCTCGACGGCGAGCCCCGCCGCGGCGGTCTCATTGTCGGCACTGGCGTCACGCGGAGTGCCGCGCTCGCGGACGCGCTCGCGACGCTCGACGTGTTTACCGACCTCGTGATGCATACGCTCACGCCGCCCGCGGTCCAGCAGGACGCGGCGAGCTAGTTCGGGGTCGCCTCATGGCTGTGCGTCCTCCGTGGGCCGCCATCGCGTGAAGGCCGAAACATCCCAATGTGTGTTGTCGTCCTCGGATCTCCAATGCGGCCTGTATCCGTCGCCGCCCCAAATGGCACGGACGCGAATAATGGCCCCGTCTTCGTCCTCAACCTCGACGATCTGTTTATGCGGCGGTTTCCCGGCTTGCCACTGCTTCATCGTCACCTCCCGACCCCATTAAACCTATCGTGTAAATACGCCAACAGAACCACGGTGCCAAATGAGCACCATAAAACCCACACCATTAACGCATTTAAGATAAAGCTCGGTTTCACTTGTCCTCCGTGGGCATGAGGGCGAGCACACGCTGAAGCGCAGATACCCACCCTCCATAGAACTCGTACTGACTTCTGATTTGATCAAGCCGTGCGGCTTCCTTGTCTTGCTCTCCAAAGACAAGCAACTGCTCAATCTGCGCCCGGAGCGTATCTATCTGCCTCTTTAGTGCGTCAACCTTTGAGCGATGCATCCGAGTTTCTGTTTCCCACGCATTAAAGGCATACAACACATAGCCTTGCGGTTTATTGACACGTAACGCTTCTGATTCTTCTGGATCGTCGCTAGTGTGTAGCGGTTCAATCATCTGCGCCCGGAGCGTGGTGGCGTCGGCTTGTAACTTCTCTGCCCTGACGAACTGTTCCTCATGAGCAACACAGAGTGACTCGATACGCCTCTCCGCTGCCGTGCTCTCGGCGGGTGACGGCGGGGTGGCGAGTTTGATTCTTGTTAAGATATTGCGGAGTCCGTCCGCTATATCGCCCATCCCTAGCGCGAAAAAGTAACCGATGGAATCCTCTAATAACTCAACGTCTGCGTCCTGCGCCCCGCCAGCGGACGCCGGGGGAGCGAGTTCTTTTACAAGGGCTTCAATCGCGAACACTTTCCGCTGTGCTTCCATTAAGCGGTCATCGTTGATGCAGTGCCGAATCTCGGACAACAGCACGAATATCTTCTGGGTGGTCGAGAGTTCTGGGCTCATCGCGGCAGCCTCTGCAACCCAACGGCCCGCGCTCCGTCTATCGTCGCGTGATAACACGGGTCCGCTGACAGCCCATAGCATTCGTTCTTAACAGTAAAACCAGCCGCGCGCAGACGTTCCATGCTCGCTACATCCTCGCCGCCAGCCACGAAGTAATTCCGATAGCCGAATAGACACCGCCCAGACACTCCGAGCATGTGCCGGAGATTGTCGAGGTCGTTCACTGTGATCTGTTCTTGGCTCATCCCTGTGTCTCCCCCTCAAGAAAAAGCGCAACTTCACGCACCAGCCATATCTGCTCTTGGGAGAGGTGCTTACCCTTGCTCGTCAGGTTCATTTCAACCGACTCAGGCCATGTCATTCGGGAATCGTTGTAGCCCTTGCGCGCACCCCACCAGTCACAGACCATCTCGATTACGTCGAGAAAGGTCATGCGCGCCGCAGAGTGCGCCGCCCAATACGTCGCGTCGTCGGGGAGGCCGCGATCTTTCTCAGCCGCGTCACCAAGCAGCTTCGGCCGTTCCGGGTGGTGGCTATTGCGGGAGAAGTGCAGATCAATCGTCGCTTTCTCTTGCTGCATCGACGCCTTGTATTCGGGCGTGCCGAATTTGTTCACGCGTGCTATCGCATTGATCCGAGCGAAGCCAGCGAACTCGTCGTCAAGCATCTTCGATGCGTCGTGCTCCAGCGACCGGCGCTCCAGCGCCTGCGTCACAAACACCAGCGCCAACCTGACGTAATCGCGGTGTCGGCTGTAGGACCGCAGCAGCCCGAACGCATCCGCCGCCGTGAAGGTTTCAATTTCACTCATCCCTGTGTCTCCTGTGCGCTCACGCCGCACGGTTTACGGCATCGCCGCATGCCAGCGGCCCGGCCCGTGACAGTACGCGACGTCGAGCGCGAGCACGAGGAGCACGAGCCCTAGCGATAGGACCGCCGCTTTCCCCACGCTCACCCCATCCACGACCCCGGCCCCATCGGCCGCGGCCCCGACGCGGGCGGCTCGGACGCGACCGTCGGCCGCTGCCGCCGCGGCGAGAAATTGAGCTGCAGGTACTCCGCGCCGTTCTGCGCGTGCTCATACCAGCCGTCCTTCTGCGGGTGCCGCATCGGCTTGTGGTTGACGCTGATCATGTGTGCGTCCCAGACGTACCCGCTCTCGCAGCCGTCCGCGTAGAACGCCCACTTACTCACGCCGCGCCGCGACGACACGAGCAGCCAGCGCGCATCGTCAATGCCGAACCCCTCGCCGGTCGCCGTGCGCTGCCGCATCGCCTTCGCGAGCTCCTCGATCATCGCGAGCCGCACGTCGGGCGCGTTGCTGTTGTCCTGAACATGAATCCGATGCCGCGCCGGATAGTGCGCGCGCAGAATCTCGACGCCGTTCTGCCGCAGGCCTTGGCTTGATTGATGGCTGCCGGCCGGGTCGCAGCAGGTCTTCAGGTCCTTCACGCCGGGAAACCACTCCTCGCGATAGCGCGTCACGACGCGCATGAAGTCGTCGAGGAACAAGTCCTCGCCCTGCACGCCGCCGAGAAACAGCACCGCGCCGAACGGGTCCACCTGCCGCGCGACCCAGCAGGGATGATGCTTGCCGAAGTCGATCGCCTCTTCCAGTGGGAGCGCCGGATTGAACGCGAGCGGCCGGACGTGGAGCCGCCGATTGAACGCGCCCGCATACACCGGGTCGCCAATGACGTTCATGCCGCGCAGCCCGTTGAGCAGCGTCTGCCGCTTCGGGTGCCCGAGCGGGTAGGTTTCCTCGAGGTTGCGGATCGTGTCGGCGTCGAGGTTGTGCGCGTTGTCATAGACGGAGAGCGGAATGTAGCGCCGATGCGGCACGGTGTTATCCGCCGGGAACTCCTTCGCGATCCAGTGGGTCTCCTCGACCGCCTGCGGCGTAATGACAATTTGGTGCGGGTAGCCCTTCTGCGAGAGCCGCGCCTTGAGCTCGTGGTAGACATCGCGCGGCATCTCCTCGGCCTGGTCGATGTACACGCGCGAGAGCGTCAGCCCCCGGAACTTCGCGTAGCGCGTCTGCTGGTCCTGCGCCTTGAGCCCGCGCACATACGCGCGCGCGCCGTTCGGGAACTCGTCGTAGTGCTCCATCGCGTTCCAGCGCACGCGCAGGCCGGCCTTCTCGAGGATACTGCGCCAGATCGGCTTGAGGACCGTCTGCATCGCGTCCTCCGTCCAGCGCGCGAGGAGCGTGTGCATACCGGGGTGCGCGACGAGCGCGTTGATCTCCTTCCAGAGCGCGATCGTGGTTTTACTCGCGCGCAACGCGCCTTCCACATCCAGCGCGTGCGTCGTGTCCGTGAGCGCGTCCCACTGCTTGCCGCGCCACGTCATCGTCAGCGCGCGGTCAGCGGTCGCGGTCTTGGTCATGTGAGGACGTCGGCGCACGGGGTGTCCGTGCGACGGGGACCGCCGGACCGCATAATACGTTCGCCCCGTACGCGTGACACTGCGGACACCCCGCCGCCACAGCCCCCTTCATCACCAGCACCGCCCGCTCAATCGGTATCGGTAACGGCATGATGACGTCCCATTGGTGATGACACGCTTTGCAATGCACCGTCATCACCGTCACCCGTCCGCGAGCTGCTGATGCACGATCCGCACGTTCACCGCGCCGCCGCCGGGCCCGGTGACGGTCATCTTCAGCAGCCCGAGATGCTGCGCGAGCGTCTTGAGCGCCTCGACCTTCGGCGCGAGCTTGATCTTGTGGATGTATTCCACGTCCCCCTCGTCGATCCGCTTCGTCGCGATCTCGATCCCGACCACCGCGCTCGCGAGCGCGGGCGCGTAGGCCGTCGGCAGTTTGAGCCGCCCGTCGGCGTCGAACACTTGCCGGATGTCCGCGTAGGCGACGTTCGCCAACTCCAGCAGCACACGTTCCGCCGTGATGTCGCACCGCGCCTGCAGCGCCGCGAGCTGCGTCTGCACGGCCGCCGCGATGTCAGGTTTTGTCAGGTTCTCGTGCGCGACCGACCGCGCCGACGCGGCTGGGTATCCTGCGCGGATCGCGGCCTGCGTGCCGTTGTAGTCGACGAGGTATTCCTGTACGAAGCGCGCTTGCTTCACCGTGAGAGTCGGACGCACGCGGCGGCGGCGCTTGGCTTTCCCCATCTACCCCTTCGGCGCGATGAACTCGCGCGCGCAGACGCTACAGAACCAGACGACGAGCGGCGTCGGCGGCGTCGACAGGTAGTAGATCGACCGCCGCGTCGTCGGCTCCACCTGCCGGTCCTCGCCGCAGTGCGGGCAGCGCACAGGGTCGCTCATGGCGGGTCCCACTCCGGCACGACGCGCGCGACCATCGGCGCCAGATCTTCCACCACGCCCGCGAGGTCCTCGAGCCGCCGCACGCCGTCCCACACCACCGCCGCGCTGGTCTCGGCCTGCGCGCGGGCCTTGGTAGAAATGGCCGCGTCGACGGCGATCGTGTCGAGAAGGACGGCGACGCGACGGAGGCGCAGGACGAGCGCGCGGGTCGGTTCGGGGATGGTCATGTGGCCGCAGGATAGAGCGCTTCCACAGCCACGCGGCGGCGCGTGAGTTCTACCAGGGCGCGATTGCGTTCACGCGGCGTGTCTTCCTTCTCGCAGGCCTCGACAAGAAACGGTAGGCCCGTGACGATCGACTCCTCGACCTCCGCGCGCGTCGCTGGACGCCCCTCGCGATACCAACTGATCGCGGATGCGTCGCCGATTTCAATGAGCGGTGACCCTTTCTGGTCCCGGTAGACCGTGTACGTGCGCGTCGTCCAGAGGAGCGTGACGCCGGGATTGCGTGCGATCATCTCGCCCGCCACATTCGCCGCACAGACCTCGATGTTAATCGTGTCGTCTTCGCGCCGGACCATCTTCGGTCGCGAGAGAAACGGGCAGTTCTTCGCCGACCACGTCGCGCAGTTCGTGTGCGACGGGGGTTCAGCCGTCGTCCGGTTAATCGCGCACATCGGGCCAATCACGAACGTCAGCCACTTGCCGAGGATGCCGCCGCACACCCAGCAGCGTTTCTCGGTGACCGCTTG